TCCTGCGAATAAATCATGACGAAGTGTTTTCCACATGCAGACATTTCTACCTCCTTGGCCGCAGCCATAACCATCGGTTCAAGCGGACGGTGAACCCGTCCGCCGCTTACCCTCAAGCCGTTAGGCAGCTACTGCATCTCGCGCAGTTCTGGCAGTATTTTGATGAGTGCAATTGTGTCCTGCTCACGCACAGCTCTCTCTGCTTCGGCAATAGCCAGATCGTAAAAAATGAAATTCACGTTGCCGCCAGGCATTAATGCTTTTGTCGTGGCAATCATGTCGCGCAGGCGAGCAACCTCTTTTTGCACAGCAGTTGAAATGTCATCCATGATTCACCTCCGGGGGAAAAGCGCCGCCGAACCAGCCGGTGAAGACGACGCGCAACCCAATTCGCGTAGCTCGAAAAGTTCAGTGGTGCGCTAGCATCCTGCTGCGCGTCTTACCTTATCGTTATGGCGCTAAACTACTTTCGGCCCCACTCGACAACCAACGCAGCCGGGGATATACGATTTTTCGTACCACTCAGAATACTCTGCGTCGGACATCTGCGGAAGTTCATCTTCGTGCATGATTTCGCCCGCCAGCGCTTCCGCTACCTGAAAATCACAGATTGCTATCTCCAGTTTTTGCCGCAGTTCTATTGCCGCCGAAATGGTGAATTTATATTTATGCTTTCGGTCAGGTTTTAACTCCACAGTTATTGGTAATGATCTATTATTTATGTCCTGAGTTACTTTTATTCCCATCTCTTCTACCTCCCGCGCCATAACGAGGCGCTGCAAGTCGGACCGGCAAAGAGCGCCGGCCCTTGAGCTTAGTGGTTATCGTGATCTATCCAACGCGGCGACGGCCGTAATTTGCATCTCATAAGGATCGTCGCCCGAATAATTAACGATCAATTCAAGCGCACGCCGCATACTTCGTATCTCCTCGGCCGCTTCTTTACAGTATTGGGCCGCAACAGACGGATGCACACCAACCCTATCAAGGCGCGATAACAAGTCGTTTGAGCCGGACTGATTATCCTTCAATGCTTCTCGCTTGGTTTTCATGGTAATTTGCCCCTTCTGAGCGCAGCCGCTCAACTCACCGTTAGGCTCTCATGGGCATCAACATCCCGTCACCATCGTCCCACTTGAAATAGTTGCCCTTTTCCGGCTCAGTCGGCGCCAGTTTCATCCCGGGCAACTCTTTCAGCATGGTGAGATAATGAGACGAAAATCCGGTGCATCCAATTGCGATTCTCTTCGTCACAATCTTCCTTCCTGTTCCGATACAGCTTGAGCAAATTGTGGCATTGCCAGAAACGGAGCCATCACCACCGCACGTCTGGCACTCGCACTCATATTCGTTGTAGTCATTTTCCAGCATAATCTCGCCGTCGCCGTCACACTCCGGACACTTTGAAGTTTTGCCGACCCCTTTGCAAACAGTGCAGGTTTCTGGTTCCGGCTGGGGAAAATCGGGTATTTCAGCCAGTGCGGCGACAATATCTGGACCAACACCGTCAAACATGACGGCGGCTTTTTCATTCAAGGCGTCCCACTCCGGCACGTCGGCCAGCCGTGGCACTCTCACCAAAACATGACCATTGGTGGCGTACGAGTAGAGGCCAAACGAGAAGGGGCCGCACATCTTCGGGTGTTCTGGCTGAGAAAAGACGCTAAGTTTTTCTTGGTTCATCGCTATGTCCTCCGTGATAAGAGCCTAACCATACGATCAAGCGGGACTGGTTCAACATGGGCGGTTCTCGATAAGGTCAGCGGTTCGCAGCCATTCTGCGCCAGCCCCTTATCTCTGATCGTTACATCCTCGACTCAACCACGACCAATTCCACCGGCCCGTGAACATACAATCCCGACTCGTACCGCTGACCTGGTCCACTGACGCGCTTCTCAATGGCGATACCGCAGGCGGGGCACTGGAAGGTGTTCGGAGGGAGATCTCCGTAGATCGGGGTGGCGGTGAAGGTGTCGAGGTCTCCTTCGTGGAAGCAGCGGCCGCAGGTGATGTTCATCCAGGGCATGTCAGTCCTCCTCTTCTTCGAAGCCTTTGATCGGGCGGCTGTAGTTGTCCAGGGCTTTTTTGACCATGCCGAGCAGGTAGGAGATGAGCTCGGGTGTTTTTTGCGGGTCTCCTCCGGTGACCTTGACGATGCGCCCGGCTCCGGAGCGGGCGACGGCGTTGAGGTAGGTGCGGAGGTTGCTGGCGCGTTCGGCGAGTTCGATCTCGACCTGATTGCGGGGGATGAGCTCTCCGGAGGATTCGCGGTATTTGAGCTCGCGCTGGAGGCGATCGGCGCGGATCCGGAGAATTTCTTCGCGGACTTTTTCTTCCTGGGGATTTCCGCCGGCGGCGCTCCCGGGGGTGCCGTCTTTTTTGCGCAGGTTCTTGCGGGCGTAGTCGCTGGCCATGGTTCCGGTGATGGTGCCGTCTTCGCGGAGCCGGAGTTTGCCCTGGTCGCGATGTTCGTAGGCGGTGGAGTCGGAGATTTTCCAGCCGCCTTCATCGAGGGCGGCGACCATCTCGGGGATGTTGCGCCAGGTGAGGTCTCCGCTGTCTTCGGTCCGCTGTTTTTGATAGTCGCTGAGAGCGCGCTCGGCTTTTTTGAGCTCGCGGCGATTGGCAACGGTGGGCCGCTGCCGGGCGACGGCGAAGGCTTCGTCATAGGCGGCGCTGAGTTCGGCCTGGCGGGTGTCGAGGGCGGCGGTGAGATTGGTCATGTAAATAATTCTCCCTGTATTGGCTCTGGCATGACCCGGCGGATGCCTTTTTTGCTTTCTTCGAAAAAAGTAAGGTATCCGTCCCAGATACAGTGCTCGTATTCCTCAGGGAAGTTGTGCCGGCTGCGCCAGTATTCGAGACACTCCTGGATATTGGTGAAGCGGTAAGCGTCGTCGATTTGTTCGGTCATCCCCCAGGCGCTGAGATCGGGGTCATGAGTGTAGTGCCCGCACCAAATATAGTATTTGTCCCGGCCGATGAGGAATGCCTTGCCGATCCGGCGGCGATCAATGACGCAGCGGGCTGGTTCGGCTCCTTCGGTGGGTAATCCGGCAACGTTCTGTTTACGAAACAACATGGCGTAGGCACCGCCTCCGCCGAGGGCACAGTCTGGACTTTCGGCAAGAGCCAACATGTGGCCGTCACTGAGCGCCTGTCGGACGAGTTCGACTTGGATGGAGGCTTTGTCTATCTGCTTCTGAATGTGTTCAACCTTCCATGCGTGGTGGTCGAGGGTTTCGGGGCACGACATGGTGGCAAGTTTGTCGGCCAGGCGCAGCGCAAGATGAAGCAGATCGCCCTGATCATCTTCATCGAGAAAAAGGGCTTGTCCTGCGACACGATCGAAGGCACCGGATAAATCGATGCAGGCATGTACCGGATCTGTGTGCTTTGTGCCGAGAACTTTTATCCCGGATTTTTCGGCGTCAGCAATTTCTTTGTCCCGCTCTTTTGCTTTTTTTTCTAAATCCTTTTGAATCGAGCCGAACAGTTCCTCGGTAAGCTCTGGTGCTTTATTTAGCCACAAGGACGCGCTCCAATACCCGGTGGAGGATACGGGGAAATATCCGAGCTCGACGGCATGTATTGCGCCTCTCTTATCGAGGGCGGCGGGTCGGCCGCGTACCGTAAAAAAGTGGATATAGTTTTCGGTCATGCTACCGCCTCACCAACATGACGACCTCAAGGCGCTCGTCCCAGGTGCCGTGATCGACGGGGATGATGAGCAGGCAGCTGCCGCCGTCGCGGTATTTGATGAAGACTTCGCCTCCGAGGGCCTTGAGGGCCTGGAGGAGATAGACGGAGCTGACGGAGATGTCGAGATCTTCGTCTCCGCCGCAGGGGAGGGGGTATCTGAGTTTTCCTTGCGGTCCGAGGGCGGTGACCTGGAGGCGTCCGTCTATGGTTTGAAGGCTGGCGGCTTTGGATTTGCCGTCGCTGACGACGCCGCAGGCTTCGAGGGCGGCGATGAGGGGTGCGCTGTCGACGTGGACGGCCTTGTCGTAGTCGGTGGGGATGACGCGCCGGTAGTCGGGGAAGGTGCCGTCGAGGAGTCTGCTGCTGATGCGGCCGGTGGGGCCGTCGAAGTGGACGATGTTTTGGCCGGTGGAGTATTCGAGGGGATCGTGGATCCCGGCGAGGAGGCGGCTGGCTTTTGCGGGGAGGAGGAGTCCGGCGCTGAAGGTTTCAGAATCGTCGCTGGTGATGCCGGCGAGGGAGAGGCGGTGGCCGTCGGTGGCGACGGCGGTGAGGTGCCCGGCTTCTTCGCCGGTGAGGTAGATGCCGGTCAGGTTGTATTTGCTGTCGTCGCGACTGGCGGCGTGGCCGACGGCCTTACCGATGCGGCCGAAGAGCCCGGGGGGAAGGATGCAGTCGACGCGCTCGGCACAAGCGGGAGCGGCGGGGAAGTCTTCGGCGGGGAGGGTGCAGAGGCCGAAGCGGCAGTCTTCGCTGGTGAGGATGATTTCGCCTTGGTTATCGACGCTGAAGTCGATGCGGTTGCCGGGGGCGGCTTCGAGGGCGCCTTTGAGTTTGTCGGCGGGGATGCAGATTTCGCCGCCTACTCCCGGGAGTGCGGCGGGGCATTCGCCGGTGGCGAAGATCTCGAGGTCGGTGGCGGTGACCTCTACGGCGCCGCGGAGTCGGGTGACGACGAGGACGTGGGTGAGGATGGGCATGGTGCCGCGTCTGTCGACGGCGCCGAGGACGCGACCGAGGGCGGCGAGGAGGTTTTTTTTGTCTGCTGTGAATCTCATGGTGGCTCCTATTGATGTTGTTGCGGCCGCGGGAGAAGGACTCTTGAGCCCCTCCCCCCTCCGCGGCGCGCCCTTTTTATCCCTGAGTGTCAAAGGCCTGCGAATCAGTTGGGGCGGTTTCGACGATGTGGTGAAGCCGAACGCGCTCGATCATGTCGCGAATGCAGGCGGAGGTCTTGCCGAGGGCGGCGCCGATCTGTGCGGGGGTGCGGCCGGCGTCGGCGAGGAGGAGCAGCTGCACGAATTCTTCGGGCTGCCAGCTGGTCTCGGAGATGGGCGTCCCGGCGGTGGGTGCGAAGGAGCGTCCGCAGCTGGCGCAGTAGACCCGCCGCAGTTCGTGCCAGGCGGCGAGGGCCCGGGCGCCGATGATGCGTTCGGCGCAGGCGGGGCAGGTGGGCCCGGACTGCAGATATCGGTGTTGCATCCAGCTCCAGGCGGCAGGCCGGACCACGGCCGCGAGTACCTCTTCAATTTTGACCATCAACGTAACTCCCTGTTTTGTCAGCACGTTCCGTAATTCCGGACCTCTAAAAACTTCATAACTGCGCGGTTTCTGCGCGCTCGCTCGCCCGCAGGCGGTGCCCCCCTGGGAAGGACCCGCGATCATATGAGGCCTGCCTGGCTGAGACGCCAGTTCAGTTCGTGCTCGAAGGTGCGCTCGATGTAGTCGAGCAGGCCCTCCTCGAAGCGATCGGCGGTATTGCCTGACCTTTGTCCGCCATACATCGACGCCATAGAAATCGAGGCCTTTATCTCCAGGGGATAGCGGCCCTTGCCTTTGCGCCTCATTACCATCATGTGTCCGTTGTCTGTAGCCTGAAGGAACACACCCGAAAGCTTCGTTTTGCGCCCCTTGATCACCTCAACCTCTGTCCCTTGAAACTTCGAGCGTCGCTTGTTCTGACGGCCGACCTTCCGAGTAATAACTCGGTTGTCTGCAAATTGCTTCGCCCCAAAATAAGACAGTGAAATAGAAATTCCCTTAATCATCACCTCAAACGATTCGTAGTAGTTGCGAGTCGGCTGCCGGATTCGGAGTTGGATTTTTTTATCCAGATCAGTTTTGCTTATGTTCCATTTTTCACGGATGATTGAAGAGATCAGCGTCCTGGCATGGCTCCTCGTTCTGCGCATGGTCGACTTAATCGCCGCCTTCACAACCGTCTCCATCTCCCCGATCGCGCTATCCAGCGCATCCTGAAAAACATCCACGTCGAACCAGATCAAACCCTCGCGAGCCATCAGCACACCTCCTGTCCGGGATGTCCGGGCTTGTCCGGGGTGGTGTGACCCTGCCCGGACAGTGAAAAACCGAAAAGAACCGAACCCTTAACTACCCCTGTCCGGGATGTCCGGTGTATTTTTAACTCCCAAGGGGTAAAACAAAAAGACTCACTACCCGCGTGTACACCCGCATACGTATAGGATTTCAAATTACACCGGACATCCCGGACACTCTCCCGCAATCCCGCGCTGGTACCGGCTTTGCGCTGTCCGGGGTAGCTGTTTTTTGCCCGGACAAGCCCGGACATCCCGGACAGAACAGGGCCCTTTGCTGCCAAAATTTCAGGCACACTCACTTTTTTTCGCACCTCGGCACGAGGATTGCTGATCAATTCCATGACTCGGGCTCCGCGGGGAAGGGGGCAGGGGAAGGGGAATCGGGCTCGAGCTTCTCGTCCACCAAACGGAAACCCACATAAGCGTTCTTGCGCCCCCCTGGGGCGGTCTCGTCAGCAACCTTGCCGTCACGTACCTCGATGGACAGATCGCACAGCAGACGGGCAAACTCCTTGCGAAAATACGGCTCGCCCACCGGCATCAGCCCCCAGGCCTTGCAGCGCTTGGCATACTCCTCAAACGTACGGTCCTTCGCCGTCTTCGCCTCCGGATCCGCCACCAGGTGCTGCTCGATGTAGTAGAGGATATTGTTGTTCGTCCGCTTGTAGTCGTGCAGACTCGCCTCCATCGTCGCCGACGCCGTGAACCCCTCCGCCCGCAGGTCCACCAGCCCCCGCAGCGCCCAGGCAAAGATCCCCGGCAGCTCCTCCATCAGTCCGTCATAGAGGAAGATATCCGCCTTCCCCTTCTTGACGAACTGACCCTTCATCTCGATGATCATAATCTTGCGAAAGAATCCGTCGCTGTTGTCCAGCATCCGCGGCAAGCGGTTGGTCGAGTAGACCAGCTTGCACGCCGGGACGAAATCGAACGGCGTCTGGTTCTTAAACGATGCACTGATCGGGTCACCCGAGACGATCGCCTTGATCTCCTGGCTCTGCATCGCCTTACTTTCGACCTCAGTCGACATGTTCAGCAGCTTATTCACCAGGCGCGAGAGGTAGAACTGATCGTCCAGACGCCCCATGGGGATGTGGCTGCAGTTCTCCTCACCGACCAGCTGGCGCAGCACGTTCATCAGGGTCGACTTGCCGTCGCCTCCCGGGCCGTGCAACAGCAGCATCTTCTCGTAGCGCGTCTCCCGGGTCAGGCAGTAGCCGAAGAACTTCTGCAGCTCCCGGATCACCTCCGGATCCTGCACCGTCTCCAGCAAAAACCGGATCCACCGCGGGCAGTCCTGCACAGCCTCAGGGTCAAACGAAACCCCCAGACAGTGCGTCGCGTAAAAAGACTTGGCATGCGCCAACAGCCTCCCCGCGTCCGCACCCTTGCCCAGGTTGAACATTCCGTTCTGCAAACAGATCAGGTCCTCGGCGTCATTCATGCGCCGGCCCACCTGCAAAACCGACAGGTCGCGCACCATGTTGGCCACGTCCGCAGCCCGGGCACTGTTCCCCTCATCGGCCAGCATCAGCAGCGCCTTGGCCCGCAGATACTGCAGGTCGTACTGCTCCCAGAAACGCCCCTCCCAGCGGTAGACCAGCCCCGTCAGCGGATCAGAGACGATATCCACATCTTCCATGATCGTCCGGGCCAGCAGCGCCGGGGCGAACTTGCGCCCCTTGAAAAAACGCTCAACCCCCGGGTCCCGTTCCGGTTCCCTCGGCGGCTCGATCGTCACCGCACCCGGCAGCAGGTCGACCAGATCGGCCACCCCGAGCCCGAGCCGGACAAACCAGTCCGTCAGGTCCTGGCCGTGATTGGCCGGGTAATAGGAAGGAGACTCAACCACCCATGACCTCCGGCCACCGCAACACGCGAACACTCTTCGCGTGCAGCGCAATCGATTCCGCCGCGCCGAACGACCCCTTCCAACCCGCCTGGTCCGCGTCGTAGCAGATCACCACATCGCGCCCCGCCATCACCTCGCTGAACTCCTCGCGCCAGGTGCCGCAGCCCGCCGTCTGGGTCGTCGCGTTGATCCCCTGCGACAGCGCACAGATCAGGTCCGGCTCACCCTCCACCAGCCACAACTGGCCCGAGTGCTTCCACTGCGTCGACGGCGGAAACAGGCGCGTGCGGCCGTAGTCGTTCGGACTGCCGCCGCAGGAGCTGCACACCTTCGCCTTGTCGACCTTCTTCCAGGCACCGCCGCAGGCCGTACAGGCGCGGTCGTACCACGAGATCACCTTGAATTGAGCCGCCCCCGGCTGATAGAGCCGGATGTTGCACAAGCGCCCCTCATCATCGCGGATCGGGATGGCGATCTTCTTGTTGCGCCCGTCGTCCAACTCCCGCAGGTTCAGACGCTCGATCACCTGAGGCGACCACCCCCGCGAGACCTTCAGCTCCTGGACCCGGGACAAGGGGAGGGGCGGGAGGGCGGCAAGCGCCGCCTCGTCGATGAACACGTCAGGGGCCGGAGCCACAGGACGGGGGGCGGACGGCACGCTCTTAAGCTGCGCCCGTCTCGAACTGCCCGAAGTTCCCCCCACAAACTCCTCTTTGAACTGCTTAAACCCCTCGCCGCGGCTGTCGAGGCCGTTGATCAGACACCACAGGTTGACCAGGTCGCCGCCCGCGCCGCAGCTCTGGCACTTGTACCAGTCACCCGAGGGGACATAGACAAACGAGGCGCTCACCTGGTCGCCATGGATCGGGCAAAAACCGTGCAACTTCTCGCCGTACAGCTTCTCGACCTTAAAGAGCCCCGCCGCGATCTGGCCGCAGCGGTCAGCCCCCAGCTCCTCCAATGCGTAGCCCATCAGAACATCTCCATCTGATCGAGGGCGACCGGGGGCAAAGACGACGAACATCCCGGGCCGCGAGCCGTAATAACCCCCGAGCAGCCCGTCGGCACCAGCAGAATCCCCCGCAGGCCGAAGAGCGGCTCAAGATCCGGCACCTGCTCGGCGGCCACAGCCGAAACCGGCCGGCCATCGGCAAATAAAATAAACTCACCCATGAAACAGCGCTCCTTGGGTATTGGCCACCGGCGGGCGGCTCTTGAACATATCGAACGCCTTCTGGTGCGCCGAGACATACCGGGTCAACTCCCGACGGGTCTGATCCAGATCCCCCGAGAGGACCGCCGCGTCCACCGTCTTTTCGCACTCCTTCAGCCAGGCCACCACGTCAGGGCGACACTCCCGCAGCCAGACCAGCGCCTGCTCAGGGTAGAGGTCGGCCAACATCCGCACCGCCTCCTTGAGCAGCTCGTAAGCCCGCTCCCGATTCGGAATCGGCGCCACCGCCTTAACCGTGCAATGCTTCGCCAGCCCCGGAATCCGCGCCATCAGTCCGTCTGCAGTTGGTGTTCCCATGCCGTCTCCTCCCTGTTGTGCGGTGCCAAAAGCAGATACTCATAACAGCCGGCGATCCGCCGGACCTGCAAAACCACGCGACCCACCCGCTTCCCCCGAGGGACGACCTTCTCCCCCTCCCGGTAACGCGGGTAGTTCATCAGGCCCCCGTCTCGTAGTAGCCGCGCACCCGGTTCTTGACCTCGACCCGGGCCATGATCGCCGCAACGTGGTCCGCACCGTAATAGGTCTGCAAAATGCGCCAGTAGGTCTCGATGGAGTGATGCAGATCCGCCAGCTCCTCCTCGACATCCGCCGCCGACTTCGATGGGTTGTCGAGAGCCTCGGAGACCTCAAGAGCCTCGCTCAACACATGGTCGAGTTGGCCCCCCGGCGTATTCTCTCGAGCGAAGCGGACCGGCGGCCAGTTGAAGGCGATCTCCGCCATGGTCAAGACCTCCCTTCGGCAATCTTCAACAGCACCAGGTAACCCATCAGGTCGCCCACCGTGTCCTCGCCGCAGGCAGCACCGCGCATCAACCGCGAGATTTTGTCATCAATCCTCACCCGCAACTGCTCCACCGGATCCGCCTGGCTGAACACCCGCACCGGGTTCAGGGCGCTGTCGCCATAGGCCGCGTTTTTCGCGAGCAGCATCGAGCGCAGCTCAAAGAGGACACAATCCAGATCAGCGACAAACGTCGACGCCGGAGCGACCGCAGGCGCCATGTCAGCCACCGCCATCCGTTCCTCGTCCGCCATCGGGGAGGTTGGCCCCCCAAACGCAAAGGCCTTCGGCTGCTGCACCAAGGGCCGGGCCGACGCCTTTGCGGCCCTCTTCTCGGCACTGCGCTCCCTGCTGTAGCACGAGCCGCACAACCCCTTGCCCATGATCGTCTTTTCCACTTCGCAACCCCGGCAAACGGCGCTCTTCCTGATCTGCTTGCGACCCATACTCACCGACTCCTTTTCCGCTTTGATCTCATGATAAAGACACCGCCCGCACAACCCGCGCGATTGAATCGCCATCTCCCGACCGCATCCCAGGCACTCCGCACGCTTCTTCTGTTGCCGCACATAGACCGGAGCAACCACCGGCGCCGTTAATGGCGCCACCCGCAATGCAGGCAAGGGCTTCAGACGATCGAACCGGTGCCCGTTGATGCACCTCAGCACCTGGAGCCAATTCCCCAGGGAATCGAGCTCCTCGAAGCGCTCGGCAAACCGTCCCGAGCAGGTCGGACATTTCACAGCGACAGCCCCAGGTCGGCGATCAACTCCGTCGCCAGCCACGTCCCCGACCACGGCAGATAGATCGAGCGCACCGTCAGCAGACCCTCCGGAGTCACCGTCACCGGCGCCCACAGCGACGCGACCCGGTTGGCCTTGAGAATCTCCTCCGCCCGCTGGATGATCACCCTCGGCGGGAGCGTCGTTTTGATAATCGGTACGTTCATGGCTCGATCCTTTAGATAAAAAACCCCGGGGCACCGTGAAGGGGAAGACGGCCGGCAGAGAGGAGGGCTCCGCACTGCCCCGGGCAACTATTTCAAATCGTCGATCCCGCTCTTCGCCCGATGAATGCGCGACTTGGCGGCCTCGATGTAATAAATCCGCTCCGGCTTGCGCGGCGGGAGGTAGTTGAGCACCTCGACCGCCTCGGACTGCTCGTTGCGCTCCGCGCTCATTCCGTCACCGCCCACAACGGCGCCAGAGCCTTGATTTCCGCCCGGACAGCCCCGTATCTCTCGGCCTCAGCCAGATCCGAAGACCCGGCCATGCCGTAGATGGCCATAAACGTCAAAAACACCAGCACCGACAACAGCAATAATTTCATGATCACCTCCTTGAACGATCAAACCGGCTTCCTTCGATCGACGATCACAACCTCCCCCGGGAGGGGATACCCCGCAGCCAACAGCTGCGCCTCGCACGACTTCCGGCGCTCCACAAACACGGCCCGATCATCCGGGAGATTCGCCCGCCGCTCCCGCAGGCGCCAGGTCAGCACCTCCATCTCGAGAAGCGTTTTATCGCGCATGACGTCCAAAATCTGTCCCTTCAGCGACGCCAATCTCCAGCGCGGCTCTGCGTTCATCGACCCGGCGCTTAAGCCGAACCGACAGTTCCATGAGCTGTGAAAAATCCTGCCATTGACGCTCCGTCAGATCCGAGCGCTGCACCTGGCGTCGCTGACCGGCCATCAGACCACCCGTTCCGAGTGGATCATGGTCGTCAGGGCCTTGGCACAGCCCCAATGAGAATTACGCATCTGCTCGCAGACATAATCGATCAGCAGCTGTTCCTCGAAGGGCGTGGCGACCGTGTCCTCGATCAACGAAAAAACGATCTCCACGGCCCGTTCCAGACTCCGGGTGCCGTTGTCTACGGCGAACATCACGACATGCAGTTCTTTTTTGAGTTCTTCGAGAGTCATACCCGGTCCTCCGCTCTTCTGTGGTGACCGTGATCCTCGCACTTCTTCTGCTGGCGGTCGTGAAGCTCAAGGCGGTCCTCGTGGGTCATGATCCCCGACTCGATCAGCTTCAAAAACAACACCTCTCCGCCGCGCATGACGTCCAGGATCTGCTCCATGTTCGCCATGAAGATCGCCCTGAAATTCGGGTTGCTGCTCGGGTCGGCATGGCAGAGAAGGCGGGAGATGATCTTGCTGGCTTCGAGCGCTTCGCCGAGTTCTTCTTCGAGCTTGACGAAGATGGTTGATGGGTCGTTTTTGATGTTGTTTAAATCGGGGAAGATCTGGGGGATGACGGCTTTATAGATGGGGTTTTCTTGCAGGGCGAACAGGAGAAGAGATTGATCGTTGAGGGCCTTGGCAATCTTTATGATGATCTCTGCCGACGGGCCACCCTTGAGTTTGTCGTTTTCCAAATCCGACAGCGAAGCCGGAGTCTGTCCCACAATAGCCCCGATATCGGATAACCGCAGACCCTTCGCTTTTCTGCTTTCCCTGATTTTCTGTCCTATCGTCATTCCATTGACTCCATGTTTTCAGGTTGTGCCTAACTTATACTAAAGGAAAACCTAAGAATCAAGGGAAAAAATTAGGCTTTTGCTTAATAATTCGGGTTGGCCTAGTATTAAATGAAGCACAACCTATTGATATCTTTTATTTTAAAGCTCTGCTGAAATTGTTTGACATTGCCTAAAAAAAATATTTAATAGGGAAATGAATACAGAGAGATCAGGCATAGGCGGGAGAATTCGCGAGGTCCGAAAAGGCTTGAAAATGGGGCAGGCAGACCTTGGGCGCGAGTTGGGGGTCACTGCAAGTTCGGTATCAAGCTATGAAAGCGGGGAATACAATGCCTCGATGGAAAGCCTTGTGAAAATCGCAGAGATGGGCGCAGTAACACTCGACTGGCTTATCACAGGAAAGGGTGTTAGCCGGGGAGAGCCCCACACCAATCACACAGTCAAGGAAGTCGTGCCGAGCTATAGCAACAATTTCGACGAAGAAACCGTCGCCACAGTCATGGCCCTACTCGACCAGTTGGAAGACTTTTTCGGTGAGAAGTTACCGCCGCAAAAGAAAGCCAAGATCTTCACTCATATCTACGCCGACAAGATCGCCGGCAAGCCGATCAGACTGACCGACTTCGGCGACCTTTTGAAAGCACAGGGATGATACCGTGGGCAAGTTGATCAGCTTCTTCAGGGGGGACAAGCCCCAAGTCAGGCCAGAGAGCGACCTCCTCGACATGCTCAAGGGAGAGGTCGACCGCAAAGCCGCCAGACAGGTTGAGCAGCACTATCGCCGAGCCTGCCGAACCCTGGTTGCTGCCCTGGCGATTGCACTCCTCGGAACCATGGTGCCGATCACCGCCGCCAACATCTATTTTTCAGTGGCGGCCACCGTGATCACCCTCGCCATGCTCGCGGCCAGAGCAAAGCTCCGCATCCCGAAAAAGACCATCGCAGCACTGACCCTGTTGGCCTGCGCCTCGATCACCACCGGCTGCAGTCCACTGTGGTCTGACATCGATGGTGGCGTTCTGGCCGTATGCCAAGACAGCACCGAGGTCTCCTGCAAATATGGCCTGGCCAAAGGCTGGTCAGTGCTCGGCATCCCTATTCGTTTCGCAACGATTGGACAGGCCCAACTCAATGGTGGTATTGATAAGGTCTTTGGATTGGAAACGATCAAGGGGGTTGGGTTGGTCAGCGTGACCAGGTTGACTGTTTACGGTGGGTAGTTGTTCGAGGAAAAAGGATGGAGATTTATGGCCTTAATAAATTGCCCTGAGTGCTCCAGGCAAATATCAGATCAGGCCATGGCATGTCCTGAATGTGGCTATCCAAGACCAGAACAAGGTAAAGCAGTTGATGTCTTCGCAAGCAATCCCGCCAAAAAGAAACCGACAGCCAAAACCAAAAATGAAGAATGGTCGGTGGGAAACAAAATCCTTATTGGCTTGATTATCTTGATATTTATTGCGTTGACGGTTGAAATAAATAGCGAAGATAAGAAATTAAAACAACCCACCCAATTTGATGCCATTGTGATGACGCAGATTTTTGTAAAAAGAAATCTCAAGTCACCATCTACCGCAGAGTTTCCTTCTTCATACGACTTCACTGCTGGCGAGGTTGAGGTCCCTACCTACGGCAAGGTTTGGAGGGTCGTGGGTTACGTCGATTCGCAAAACGGGTTTGGTGCAATGATTAGGACCTCTTTTACGTGCGAACTGAAACCGATAGGCGACAAGTGGCAATTGATAGACCTTACGTTTTAATGCACACTCTTTACAGAGAGACTACCCATGAAAACCATTCTATTGGCGATATTGTTTCTTCTGCCAGTGCTATCCTGGTCCTGCGAGGGCGTTCCATCGGACATCACCTCCGAGATCAAACAGGCTATTGCCAGTCGTTACCCCGGAAATTATTCTGTCCAGCGGACCCTCATCGAGAAACAATGCGAAGACTATCTGGCCCTGCAGAGTTTTCGGACGGACGTTCCCGCCGACATCCTGGGAGGAATAACGGAAACCATCGCGCGGCGTTACCCGGGGAACTATTCCGTTCAGCGGACTCTCATCAATAAGCAATGCGAAGATTATCTGTATTTGCATCCCTAACCCCATGACCTGCGCCGTCTACATCCGCAAATCCCGCGAGGAGGCCGGCAAGGCATCCCAACGTCTCACCGTTCAACGCGAACAGCTCCCCGTCCACGCCCGTGCACAGGGGTGGCATGTCGAGATCTATGACGACGGCCACGCCAGCGCCGCCAGAGGCAAGGCCGAGGATCTCCGCGAACGTGCCCGCCTCGAGGCCGATGTTCGCGCCGGCCGCATCCAGATCATCCTCTGCATCGAACTCTCCCGTCTCTCCAGGGACGAAACCCTCGAGGACTACCTCGCCTGGCTCAACCTCTGCGCCCAACACAAGGTCAAACTCGCCACGCCCTCCCGAGTCCTCGACCCCAGCCAAACCAGCGATTGGATGCTCCTCCTCATGGAAGGAGGTTTTTCGTCCGTCGAAATGAAGATCCTGCAGGCCCGCATGGCCGAGGGGCGGCAACAAGCCTTCATCACCGGCAAGTGGCTCGGCGGAACCCCTCCTCCGCCCTACGTCTATGACAAGGTCCAGGGACGGCCGGTGATCGACCCGCAGCAGCTCGAGCAGATGCTGCAGGTCTGGCAACTCGCCGAGACGCAGAGCGCCCGCGCGATCGCCCGCGCGTTCGGCATGCCCGAGATCGCCGTGCGCCGAGCCATCGCCGATGATCGCCTTCTACTTTACCAGGCACTGCGCCGCGATCCGGCCACCGGCGAGACCGTCTCCTGCGACTGGGAACCGGTCATGGACGCCGATCAGGCCGCCCGCGTCCGCGCCGGGCGCCGACACAGAAAAACGGTGACCACCCGTCGCGAGGCAGCGGGGCTGCTCTCCGCCCTGAATCTGATGTACTGTGGGTTCTGCGGCCGCACGGTCAAAACCTGGACCAACAGCCGCCAGCGCAAGGATGGCAGCAGGCTCGACTACTATGCCTGCCATTCCCGCAGCAGCCGCATCGACTGCCCGCAGAGCCGCATGATCCCCCAGCCCGACCTCGAGCGCCGGGTGATCAAAAATCTGTTCTTCACCATGCGCAACTCCGACGACCTCAAACACTTTTGGGCCCTGCACCAGGACAACAATAATCTGGCCCAACAACTGCGATCCCTCGACGACCAGGAAGCGAGCGAAAAAAAGAAAAAGGACCGCCTGATCGAAGCCGTCGCCGAGGGCCTGCTCACCGCCAGCGACGTCAAAACGAAGGCCAGGGAGATCGAAACCGCCCTGGAAGAAACGCAGCTCCGCCGGCGATCACTCAAAGAGCAACTGGCCGCAGCACAAAGCCCGGACTGGGACAGCCTCACCCTCCGCCAGGAGGACTTCGAACTCCTCGACTTCCAGGAGCGCCGCACCTTTGTGCAAAGCGCCATCCGGAAGATCTCCGTTTTCAGCGGTCACGCCATCATCGACTATCGCTTCCCCCGGGATTCCGCCGGATCGACCAGCGCCAGGATCAACCTGGCACCGCCCGTACGCCCTCACCACAAACGCCTGCCCAAGAAATTCACAGCGCAACCCAGCGACAAATAAACAAAAAACCGCAGAACCCCCAAAAGGAAGGCCTGCGGTCGTAAAAAACAAAACAAACAAAAAAGCCGTAAGCCCAAGGGCTTACGGCTGGTCTTTCATGTCTTGACGCTCACCTGCTCTACCGACTGAGCTACCAGGGACCGGATAGATTCGTCCAAGTGTTGAATCCAAAAAGGTTGTTAGGCTTTTTGTTTTACATGGCACGGGGTAAAACCCCCATAATCATCACGTAAAAACACCCGGTAAATCCGTGACGGTGTTATAGCTTAGCGTGAAAAAGATGTCAATCGGTTTTTTCCGCAAGCCATGCACGACGCTGACTGTGTTGGGGCTACACCTCAATCGTCAGCGACACCCGGTCGACGGTGTTTTCATCGCCGGGGATGAGGCCGGCGGCGACGATCTGACCGGTGATGTTTCCGGCAAACGCCAGGGTGACGGCGTCGGCGAATTCGAGGTCGGCGTGGTCGAGCATGGCCTCGATGATGTGGCGCCAGGGGCGCGTCGCGTAGCGGGTCAGGTAGTAGTCTCGGAGGTTGTCGGCCATAGTGGCGTCGGTGACGAAGTCGCACTCGAAGAGGTCGGCGCGTTCGCGTTCGCCGTGGATGGCGATGCTGGCGGCGTCCGTGGCGGTGCTGATGGCGCGGTAGGCCTCGGGTCCGGAGCGGGCGGTGTAGTCGCGGTCGTAGCGGAGGTTGAAGGTGTTGATGATCTCGTCGGCGCTCCCCTTGGCGCGGGCGTGGAGGCTGCGGCCGGTTTCGTCGACGCGGCAGGCGGCCAGCGTCTTGACGGCCGTGAGGGTGTCGGGGCGGACGGTGAGGGTGGGGCTCCCGGCGAGCATGCGGAAATAGCTGCGGCACTGCAGGGCCATGCGGGCGAGGATCTGGTCGCCATTGGCCTGCTCGATAAGGGCGCCGTTCATGGTGTAGCCGGTGAGGGTGCCGGCAAGGGTGGTGGCGGTGGTGACGCCGCAGCGGGCAAGGATCACGTCGAGGGCGTCGGCGGGGGCGGAGTCGGGGGCGGTGACGTCGGCGAGGATCTGTCCGCCGATGGCGCTGTCGGCTACGGAGTTGCCTGAGAGGGTGATGCCAGTGGAGACGGTGCTGGTGCTCGGGTCGTACTCGACCTCGAGCCAGGCTTCCCAGATCCAGCAGTTGCCGAGGGCGTAACCGGTGGCGCCGCCGTTTTCAAACTCGAGGTAGGTGGCGGCGTCGTTGAGCTGCGACCAGCTGCTGATGTTGTACCAGTTGGTGGCAAAGGTCGTTTTTTCGGTGGCTCCACCGACGCCGATATTGGCGCGGATGGTGCCGCCGACGACAATGGACATACGCATGCTGGCCGAGTAGGTGGCGTGACCGGCGGAGCAGACGGCGCGGACGCGAACGGGGGTGCCGCCAAGGGAGGACGGCGTCTGGCGGTAGAGACGGGTTTTATTGGCAGCGGTGAAGTCGGTGCGGCTCCCCTGGTTGTGGTTGCCGTCGATCAGGAAATCTTCGGAGAAGGCCCAGGCCCCGGTCAACGTCGCGTGCGCCTCGCAGTCGACCTTGGCGGTGAGGTTGCTGGCGGCGTGGAGGTGGGACGGGTCGTCGAGGTCCAGCGGCGGGGCGATCCGGGCGCGGATGGCGGCGGCCTGGGCGGCGGTGACGGTGATGCAGGCGCGCTCTCCGTAGCCGCTGAGCTGACTGCCGGTCTGGCCGGTGTAGCGGGTACAGAGATCGGTGACCAGGCGGTCGAGGTCGGAGGCTCTGCAGAGGACGCGGTCGATGGCGGTGACGGCGCGGTCGCTGACCACGAAGACGAAGGGGGTGGCCTTGTATTCGATGACCGCAGCTCCGGCGGTGTGGCCGGCGGCCGTGGTGCCACCGTAACCGCGGGTGGCGGTGATGGTCGTGCCGGAGACGCCGGTCACATAGACGCGCTCGGAGTCGATATCGAACTGCTTGCCGACGGCAAAGCCCCGGGCGTCGGTGACGGCGAGGGTGCCGGAGGAGGCGGCGGCAGCGGACAGGGTGGTGATGACCCCAGCGTCGACGGCGACGGGGGGGAGGCCCG